ATCAATGGTAAACATTTGGTTTTCAGGAGATCTGTCTTGCATCATAGGTTCGTTGTCCATGGCTTGAACATCTGCAATAGATCTAGTTCGCCCTATATTAGCCGCAATCTCTCTATCCCTGTTAGATAAAGTTCTACCTTTTTCTCCTAGAATATCTTTAGCTAGCATACTGCCCATATTAGCATTCATGCCCATAAATCCTCCAATTGAAGAACCGCCATTGCTCATTCGTACACGACCGTCCGACATAGATCTACCAGACATACCAAGCATATTTTTCATATTCATCATATACCAAACATCTCCCTAGCCATCTGTAGTTCTTCCATAGTAATTCCTACTTGTTGTAAAAAAGCTTGGATTTCTTCATCAGATGCACCTTGAGATACCATTTGTTGTAGAATTTTTACAATTTGCATGAGGGCTTGTTTAGCCTCTTCTCGGTCAGAACCTGATATGTCCTCTAATTCAGACTGCATTTGACCAGGCATTTCTTGGGGGGCAGGAGTCCCTTGCATCATTGGTTGTTCAGGTGTCATAACTGGATCAACCTGCATACCCATCATATCTTCGTCCATGTGGTACCTCGTTGTTAAAATCTGATTGTATCAGAAAAAATACAAAAATTACTAGCATTGTGTTAAATATATGTTTTGTTTGTGTTTGTTATTAACCTTGTGTGTGTATATATACTAGCACCCTATTTTGTGTCCCCCCCACCTTCAGAGATAAGCATACCGACTATATTTTGTGCCCCCTTGGGACTCCGACCCATAAAAAAAGGGAGCATAAAACTCCCTTAATCCTCCGACTAATTGTTATTGTTTGCTTAACTCATCATAAAAGCTTTTTTGTAATATGGTTAGTTCATGAACTTGATGTCTTACACAAACACCTGTTTCATCCATATACTTATACAACCTATAAATGATTGTATCAATCTTGTCGCAATAATAATTCGCACTCTTTTTCATTAGTTCAACTCCAACGGTGGTCTCATATCATCTACATATGTTTCTTGTAGCTGTCGCATTTCTGCATGAACTCCTCCACCTTGTATGACATGAACGCCATTGACTATAAGACTTTGGCAATCAGTCTCTATGGCTTTGCCAACGACCTGTGTGCCAGTCTCATCGTATAAGTTTATTTCTATCTTCATAATAACCTCCTAATGGTTTTGTTTAAAAGATAAGTAATTGTATCATACTTTGTCTACATTATGTAACTTTATTTACATATTTCTTTTCATTACCCAGCTTATAAACAAAGATGCCTTTTCTTGTTAAATACTTTGGATTGTCCTGGATAAAGGTTTTGGCCTCATAAATACAATCAGTCAATGAGCTTGACCAGACCCGAGCTTTTCCTAAGTGGCAATAACCAATGTACCCGTATTCCTTTGTGTGTGTATTGCTGGTGTTGGCTGTTGAGTGGGACATGAAAGCTACTTTACATCCGACCCGACATTAGGAACACCAACACCAACATTACAACTGATACTGCAAACAAACTCATTCATTGCTCCGTGTAACCGTCAAACCAAACGCCTGGTTCATGAGTGTCATCTTTTCGACAATGCTCTTGGGCTTCTGCCTCAGTTAGACCAGTTTTAATTACTCTGTTATGGTCTGGATGATCTTCGTCTAAACAAAATCTCACTATCTTATACATATTTACTTCTCCTAATTTGTAAAAGCTTATTGTTTCATAGTGGGTACATTTTGTCAACAACTTTCTTCTTTCATCTAGCCCTGGTGGATCTGGGCTAGATCCTGTAGATCTAACTGTGTTTACTCTATCGTGTGTTTATCTGGTCTTGGCAACAAAACAACAATCCCGAATCCCCGACATAAAAAAGCCCGAATGAACGGGCTTAACTCATTAGGGGGAGTTTTTATTTAAGAAACCTCACTAGCAATAGCCATAATGATTTCTTTGATTCTCTCTTGTGCGTTTGGCTCTAGTAATGCGATAGCTAATTTGTCAGACACTTGACCTTTTATCTGCCAATCGTTTTTAGAAAAACTTAAAGTCTTTTGACTATAGTCATTCATACCACACAAGCTAATCATTTTATCTGTGTTAAATTCGTTATAGTTCTTTATGGCCTCATTAACACGATTTAAAGCATCAGACCTTTTCTTGTTTGCAACTTCAATTTCTTTCTGTAGCTTAACAACAACATCAGCAAGTTTCTCAACAGCTTTGTAGTCTTTAGACTTCTTCGCTTTCTCTACTTTGGCATCAAGTCTTTCATTAACGCCCTCCATAATCTGATTAACTATAGAGTCTTGTTCAAATTTTCGTATCTGTTTCATATTACTTCTCCTATTTAATGTAAATGAATATCTAATATAACATATAGGTTACAAATTGCAACACTTATTTTAGTTTATTTTAAATAGGTATAGATAGAGCTTGGCAACCCAGACGACAGCAGTATACAAAATGTTCTTCCCTGCTTTTGTGTTTGATGTGTTATATTGTGTTATAAGCATTTCCCGACCCGACCCGAAACATAATCCCGACAACCCCGACCCGACCCGAATAGATCTAAATGTGTGTATGATTTTATTTAGGAGCTTGAACGAATGAGGGGGTAGATGCGATTAATCCCTAACATCTAGCCATATAAATAATCTTTATAATATTAAGTGTATACAAATTGTTGACAAATAGATTAAAAAGAGTATCATTATAAATGTGAGATTGTTAGGTATAGGGATAACTTGGAATGTATTACGCCAAGGGTTCGTTGATAATACACGCTTTTAATAATCTCACATTGGATTAACCATAATAAATACTATAGGAGGTATACAACATGGGAACGAGAAGTAATATCGCATATCAGCGAGCTAACGGGCAAGTCGTAGTAACATATTGTCATTATGACGGCTACCCAGAATATAACGGAGTGTTGTTAAATGAACATTACAACAACCAGAAGAAAGCAGAAGAACTAGCCAATCAAGGTTATCTATCTTCTTTAAAACCTACCATTAAAGAAAGTTTGGAAGGTAGGGCAAACATAGAGCCACCAATAATATATCATTCAGCACACACATTTTATAATGATGTGCAGTTTGACATTGAATGGATTTATTTATTTAAAAACAACCAATGGTATGTAGCAGAACATGAAGTATCTTATGACTCTGATTATAAAACCGTTCATGTTGGAATTACTGAAAATGATTTACAACCTTTATGGTCTGTATTGGCTAAGCTAGAAAAGAAGTCAGCATAATGAGTAGAGAAATATACATGTGTGATAGATGTGGTCATAAAGGGCATCCATTATATTTATCAGATGAAGAAAACGAAATACTTTGTGCAGACTGTGAAGCAGATGATGCACATGAAAAAACTTTAGAGGAGCAAAACTAATGACAAATATAGACCGAAGCAAAATACCAGAACACTTACGCCACTTATCCGAGTGGCGTTTAAAGTGTTTATTTTATTTATTTAGAGCAAGATAGGAGGTGTTAAATGAGTAACCTATTTATATTTGTTTTAATAATCTATGCTCTAGTAATTATATTTAGTAAACCAAGTGATCAAAAATAAATATTACATCAAAATAGTTCCATTTAATGCAGTAGAGCATGACTTACAACGATACCCAAATATTGATGAAGTTGGCTTTACTGTTGGCTATTTAGTTTATCAAAACAACAAACAAATTAAATCAGCATGGTTTAAATCTCGTAAGAGCTTATTCAAAGCTTTAGATAACTTCTTGAACAATTAACATAAATTTGATATATTCGGGCTAAGGCATAGTCTGATTTTATATTTTACTTCTCAATCTCCTCCAATAAGTTAGTTATGCCTTTTTAACTTTCTTCGGATTTGAAACTACAGAATAATGATTTATCTTTCCTTCCTTACACCTTGCTTTAAATAACTTATCTAGCTTGTCGTAAGGCATAGTAATTGGATCTTCTTCTACATACATTACAGCTTTAATCACGTTCTTCTTTGGCATCTTTATCCTCATCAACAACATCTTCTGGTAGATCCAGGTCGTCAACCTTATTTTCTATACTAGCTTCAACAACATTACCCATGAGCTGTTTTAGTCTATTTTCAACTTCTTCCCGACTCATTTGATCAACCTTCCCGAACATTACTTCTTTTCTATCAACAATTAAGCCTCCGACTTTTAACAGAGAGTTCTGGGCAGATATTGCAGCATTAAACGAACCTGACTCAATAGCCTTGTCCCGAATATCATATAAATCTTGCACAGCCCGATCATAGTTAAGTTCATACTTCTTTTTAGCCTGGTTCATAAGATAATTATATTCTTTGCGAATAATAGGCTTGTTCATGAGTTTATTGGCCATTTGACGTGGACTTGTATAGCCAGCTTTGTGTGCACACTCTACTAAAGATAGACGAGGATTATTAACTGCAATCCAAATAAAATTTCTTTGTCTGCGATTAAGTTTCTCGTCAAGGTTGCAATATTCTATGGGAGCTTCTTCTTCTGAAGAAATGATTGGTTCATATTCAAGTTTATTCTTTCTATATCCCATATTTTGCATATTAGAGCAGAGGTAAGTTTTAATAATACCTACCCCCACTTTACCCTAAAGTGTATTGAGAGCATACTTGAAGAGTATAGATCTAGTCAAGTATTTTCTAATTTATTTAACTAAGTTTTGTTATTCTCTTATGACAAAAATGAAAAAAATACAATAATCCTGAAACCCGCATTCTTATCATGTTTTTAGCTGTCATGACAAAATGACAATAATAGACAAAAATCTATTTCTTGGCAGATTTGTCAATATATTGAGCTAAAAGTTCATCAACTAACTTAGCAACCTCCTTATCTTCAAACTCTGTGCTTATTTGTGCGATACAAAAACTTAAGCTTGCCAGGACAATATTCAAACGTTCTTCACCCCGATAAACCATGTTGTCGAACATAGCATCTAGTCTGGAAATAACTTCCTGTAATGTGGGTTTGCCCATTTTGTCTTTGATTTGTACAATCTTTGGCATTCCGCATCATAACACGATAATTCATAAAACTACCACTATCTTATCTGTGATAGCCTGGCTGGTATTACCTTTGTCCAGTTACATTCATCACAACAACTACCTGAATTTACAGGTTCTGCGTTGTTTCCATGTTTCCAGACTACCTCGCCATTACTATTTTTTAATGGTTTTATGTAACCTTTACATATACTACATTTAACCTTATCTAAATGTGTAATACTCATCATATACCATCAAACAAAACTATAAACAAAGCTGGTAATGCAATAGATGCAAAAAAGAACCAAAACATAAACTCAATCACAATGCACACTCTTGTCTATTGTCCTCATCGTAAAAATTTATTATGTCTCCTTGTGGATCATAACAATTCATACCAACATTCTGTCTGTAATACTTGCTATAAGCATTAACTATTGAATCTGTTTTTTTGTTGTTATAATCGTCTGTAGCTTGTTCATATGATAAACGCATCATAGAATACAAATCATTTGACTTACTCATACTTTACTCCTCATAAATAAAAAATGGTTACTTATGGTTGACATCATACACAAAACGGTGCAATAATACAAACTCATTTATTTGGAGAAGTAAAATGGATAAACCTAAATTAGACGTAACTGCTATTATGGACGAAGTAATTAGTTACACAAATCCCTCAAAAGAGGACTATGAACAACAACAAAAACAAGACAGGCTCAACATTGCTATATGGCAGTGTGGTGTTGCTATCAAAGAACTACAGTCTATCGTAGATGATCTATCTAAAGTAGATGTAGACAAGGAAGCATCATGATAATTGATAGTAGTTTCGAGCTAGATTATGTAGACAAAGGATCAGAACATACTGGTATAGATACCAAAAACCCAAGCTTCAAACCTTTTTGGGAGGTTCAATACCTTGGCAATGGCTTAAGTTATGGTGGTACAAAAAAAGAATGTATTGAATGGATAGCTGAGTTTTATTACGAATATTATGATAAAAAAAGCAAATCTACACTAGAAACGGAAAAGAAAGCATTAAATTGGGTTAAGAAATGTATGAGGAGTGCATCATGAATAAATTACCAGATATGTTAGAAGATTTACCACATAAAAAGGTAGGCGATGCGTTTTACTTTCCAAGCATGGATAATAACTTTTATCATAATGGTCCAGGCATATCTTCTTCACACATAAGAAGATTTAGTCAAAGTCAATTACATGCTTTGGAAGAAACAATAGAACAAACACCAGCAATGAATTTTGGATCTGCCGCACATTCTTTGGTTGTAGAGGGAGAAGGAGCATTTTTTAGTGATGTAGTTACTATAACTGGATCTCCTTATACTAATTCAAACAAAGAACTTAAAAAAGAAAGTTTAGCCAAAGGACTTACCGTTATTAGTGAAAAGGACAAAGATACCATATATAGCATGAAAAACAGCTTAGTAACGGAAGCGAGAGCTTATCTAAATCCAGATAAAGAGTATCCTAGCACTTTTGATTCACCCTACGAGGTGTCTATTTTTTGGTATGAGCAAGATTTATTATGTAAGACCAGGGCTGATGTAGTTTTGAACCCATTTGATAAACCACATGGGGAAAATGCCATAGTGCTTGTAGATTATAAAACAACCAGTGATTGTTCCGTCAGGGGTTTTACCAATTCGGTAAGGCGGTACTCTTATGATCTACAAGCTGCTTGGTATAAGCGTGGTTTTGAAAAAGCTGGTTTTCAGGTGCATGACTTTGTGTTTGTAGCACAGGAAAAGAAACCACCTTATGCAAGTAAAGTATTTAAAATGAACCATACCGACATGGAAGTAGGTTGGAACTTCTTAAGTGATTACTTAGAAGAATACAACAAGGTAGTCTGGAGTGGTGGCAAACAAGCAACCATATACAACAGCCCTAATGTTGTTGAGCTAGATACTGGCAACTTTTACAGAGAAGAATTAAATGACTAAATGGCATGGTGGTAAAGGTAGTAAACAAAGACCAACAAACAAAAATAAATGGAGTCTTGGCTGGGATAAGATTTTTAAAAACAAAAAAACCACAGATATAACCAAACTTAAAAACGTATGGGAAGAAAAGTCTACCAAAAAGGAGAAACAAAATGACAGATAACATAAACCCCCCACATTACAAGAAAGGCCCTATTGAGTGTATAGACGCAATAGAATCAGCCTTAACCTTTGAAGAGTTTAAAGGCTATTGCAAAGCAGCAGCGTTCAAATACATTTGGCGTGAAGATCATAAAGATGCAAATATACAAGACATAGACAAAGCAATATGGTATCTAACCAGGTTAAGAAACAAAATGGAGAACAGATAATGGATATGAGTTTTTATGCTGTAGTAGGAGTGTTGCTTTTAACTATATATGGAATTATTCAAAATACAAAATAAATTTATCAAAACAAAAAAAAGGGGCACAAAGCCCCTTAATTTCTTTTACCTATATTAAAAAGGTGGTACAGCTTCTTTAGGTGGATTCATGTCTGAATCAGCCTCTGGTAAATACAATCTGATCTTTGTCTTCTTAGTATTCACGACACCGTTATCACCTTCAAACTGATCATCAATTTGTTCAGTTTTAAGTATTAGTTTTTTACCCACAAAATCACCATGATTCTCTGGATATTTCTTGAAACCAACAGCTTTAGTAAGCCTGGTAAATATTTCCGTGCTTATTCTTTTGTTGTCTTCATTAGTAGCCCAAAGGTTATACCATTCATTATGATCACGATACTTGCCGCCATCTAATTGAAATGTAACCTTTAGAGTATGATTACCTGCTTTTGACTTATATTTGTCTGTAGCAATAACCGTTGCGTTGTGTTCTCCATCTGGAGCAAGAGGAGTACCACCACCAGATGATAGTTCCTCTAAGTTATCAAAAAATTCTACATCACCAAAATCAGACATTTGCTTCTCCCATATTGTCGTTAGTTAATGTAAACCCTAATTTTTCAATTAGAGCACTTATATCAGGTTTTTCAAAGTTTTCTAGTTTACCACTACGATCCTTTGCTTTATAACCTTGTCCATAGACAGTTTGCAACCATCTGTTTTGGATATTCTTACCTTCATCATCTTGATCTTCAATGATGCGTAAAGCAAGAACTTCATCAAAGAAATATGTAATTGATTCACCTAATTTAGTACCAACCATTTTAGGTGCGTGTCTTAATACGCCATCATCATTTACAACATCTTCTTTGCATAAAAATAAAACGTGCATATTTAGATCTCTAAAAGCACGCATTAAATTTGTAACAGATTCTTGTACATTACCATATGCCATACGTGGATCTTTGCTACGAGATTTCTCCCATGTTAATAAGATCTCACTTATTTCAGACACTGAATCTAAACATACTGTGTCATATTGTAATTTACCAGATTTCAAAGCATCGTGTAGTTCCATAACTTCAGATGCTTCTTTAACTTCTATAGCCTCAACATTACTTGCATCTTTAATAGATAACAAACCAGCTTCAGCACTTATTACAAGCACCTTACCAGGACATGTTTTAGCCAACGTTGTTTTACCCGCTCCAGCCATTCCATAAACCAAGATTTTTGCACCTTGATCTTGAACTAACTTTTGCGGAGATACTATTCTACTTGATAATTCCATCTTCAATCTCCTTTAAAATTAAAATTAACTTGCATATTATATACTACTTATCTACAATATGTGAATATTTTTCAAATAAAAGTTACGAGGAGAAAAAAATGGAAGATACCAACAGAGAAGATCTAGTCTGGCAAGCTAACTATTATCATAGAATTAAATCGCTTTCGTCACAAAAATTAAAAGAATTTGAAACGTTAGGTGTAAAACCAAATCATACAGATAGAGTAGTAAAAAGATATACACTCAAAGAATATATAGAATTTCTAGGGCAGAAAAAAGCTGCTGAAGATTTTGGTTGTTCAGAGGCTTCATGTAAGTCATGGAGATATGGTTATAGGCAGCCAACTATCAATCAAGCCAAACAAATTATAAAAGCTACTGATGGCAGATTAGATTTCGAATGCATCTTTGGATCAGTAAATGATATAGCACAAGAAGCTTAGTGTGTTTCAGCTTAATATTACTGAGGACGATACATCCTTAGAGCAAGCTCTTGCCTACTATGACGATGGTTATAATGTAGTTCCTTTACAAAGATCTAATAAAAAACCGCCATCTTTTCTTGGAAGCTGGGAACAGTATAAAGAAGCCAGGCCTGATAGAACCCTTGTAGAATCATGGTTTAAGGGCAGAGATAACTTACAAGTTGCACTTGTATGTGGTAAGTTTGTAGTGGTCGATGCTGACTCTCCAGAAGCTATGGACTGGGTAGAAAAGAATATGCCAGCTTGTCCGTTCAAAGTTATTACTGGTAAAGGAATGCATTATTATTATAACAACCCACAAAATTATACTACTTTTGCGACAAGGAGAACTCCAGAAACACCAATAGAAAGACTCATAGATATAAGAGGTATGGGTGGATTAATTATTGCACCATGGAATAGACATGCTAACGGCCAAGTCTATAAACCAATTACTTTTCCTGATTGGAAAATACATGATCATAATGATTTACCAGACTTTACAGAGGTTGAGTTTCAAAAAATTACAGGAGTTCCAAAAACAGAAACAGGAATACAAACAGCACCATTTTCACTTGATGGTGTCATGGAAGGGTCTAGGAATGACGGAGCTGCAAGGATTGCAGGATATTTAATTTCAAAGAATGTTAATATACAATTTGTAAAAATATTTTTGCAGAACTGGAATAAAAATAATAATCCACCACTACCACAAACAGAAATAGATAGCGTTGTTGAAAGTGTAAAAAATACACACGATAGAAAGAATAGAATAGCACCGTTATTTATTCAAGCTTCAGAAAGCATACAAAAACCAAAAGATTTATTCAACCCACCAGGTTTGCTAAAAGACATGTTTAAGTTCTGTGAGGAGATAGCACAAGTGCCACAACCAGAACTATCATTAATAGGTGCACTGGCATTAGCTAGTGTTACTTGTGGCCGTATATATAGAACCAACATGAATAACTTTTCTTCTATGTATTTCATGGGTATTGCTAAGTCAGGACAGGGTAAAGAAAACATCAAAACATTTGTTGAGTCGGTGCTTAATGC